ACTTTGGTCCATAATTCTTGCTCCACTTGATTATTGTTGAGAGAATATAACCACACATCAGTTTGATTAATGTTGTCAGTGTCAATGGACACTATTTGATTGGGTGTGGCCAATGGCACTGTAAAATTGCCTTGTTGTAATACACCCTGTCTAAAATGAAAAAAGAAACCTGTATTGCTGCTGGCATATCCTTTGCCATCATCTTTGTATAGGCATGATAATCTGTTTGTGGGCAATGGTGCTAATTCTTCAACAGAGCCTGCATTGACATCTATGGATACCACTTCAAATTGTGTGTTTCTACCGTCGATGTTTTTGGAAAAAGTGAACACTGGTATTTCTTGCAAATTAGAATTGAGTTGATACTGCTCCACTGGAATTCCATCCACTGTGTCTTTTTTATTGGGACGACCTATTTTGGTGTTGACTGGCAGTGCAGCATTCATTACTTTAACAAATTGTTCGTACCAATCTGCATTGCTGGAGTCGTTCCATATGATGGTTTGATTGCTGAGATTCACATTGTTGCTGTCGATGATTCCTTCTGTGGTGGAAATTGATTGTATTTTTAAAAGACCGTTGGCGCATTGATTGCGTTTGGCATTGTAGCTCAACAATCTAGCCAGTCTCAGCACAGATTCTCTGCGCTCGGCCAGCTCAATAAAATTCTCTCTGGCATTCAAATCAATTCTAAAAGCAATGTTTTGTCCCAAGAAAGCAATCAAATCAATCAAGGCCAGATACTCACTGCTTTCCAAATAATCGTTGAAATCTTCTGGATAGTTCTGACGCAGATAGTTGATCATGGATCTGCGTAGATTATCAAAATCATAGCTGGTAAAGTCAGCGTTTCTAAAGCTCTGATAGACCTTTCTCCAGTCTTCTGCCAGCAATAATCTATTCAATCTATCTGTGGATGACATATATCTCCGTTATATGAAGTTATTTATTAGGTTTGATTAAATGCTCTGTTAATTCTAACTGATTAACCCCAGCTTTTCATCAAATTTTAGACGCAAACTTTCGGAAATATTATAGGTGAGATAGGTGAGATCGCATTGTATTTGTATGCCGCTTTCATAAGTGTCCACAGTGACTCCTTCCACCTGCACTCTAGGGTCATAATTCACAATTGCTGTGACATTGTCAATGATCTGTTGTTTCATGCTTTCTGTGAGTGGTTCAAACAAACTGTCCCAAATAATGGTGCCAAATTCAGGATTTTCTAATTTTTCACCCTGACGTATGTGAAAATGATTGAGCAGATCCTGTCTTATCAGTGCAATATCATACAGATTGAAGCTGTTGGCATTGGGATCCACTGTGCTGATGCCTCTGTAAGCTCTGGGTCCAGATGCTTGAGTGAATGCTTTTTTAGATTTAATCACTATGTCTTTGTATAATTTTTTTTCCTGTGCGCTCATATAGATATTTATGTGTGTTTTCTTACATGGTTTATTGATGCAATTTGTTTTTTGATCCAATCGTAAGTGTGTTTAAGCCCAGTCTCTAAATCTTCATTTGGCTTCCACCCAGTGTGTTGTTCTATAAATTTATTATGGCTGGTTCTGGCCATCACCCCTGTTGGTCCTGGAACGTTTTTAACATTGACATTCTTGCCAACTATGTTGCCAATGAGAAGAGCTAGATTGTTTATGCTGATCATTCTTTCACTGCCAAGGTTGAGTGGAAATTCACAATCACTGTGCATGATTTTGTGAATGCCTTGTATGCATTCATCGATATAGAGAAAACTGCGTGTTTGCTGTCCAGATCCCCAAACCTCAATTTCACCATCTTCTTCACACAGTGCTATTTTTCTACACAAGGCAGCTGGAGCTTTTTCTTTTCCATTGTTCCAAGATCCCAATGGTCCAAAAATATTATGAAACCTTGCTATTCTCACATGAATGTTGTAATTTTTAGCAAATGAAAGTAAAAGTCTTTCGCTGAATAGTTTTTCCCAACCGTATTCACTGTCTGGATCAGCAGGATATGCACTGTCTTCACTTAATAAAATATTGTTTGAATCTTTTTGATTGTGTGCAGGATAGATGCACGCACTGGAACTATAAAAAATTCTTTTCACGTCTTTCTTGTGCATTGCACGAATGATGTTAAGATTTATTGTTGCAGAGTTATACATGATGTCAGCGTCATTTTTGCCAGTAAAAATATAACCAGCCCCACCCATATCAGCTGCCAGTTGGTAAACCTCTTGCAAATCAGAAGATATCAATTGCTCCACTGCAAATTGATTTCTTAGATCTAGGATGTGAAATTCGTCAGCATCTGTATTAGTGTATTCGGGATATTTTAGATCCACACCAACCACATAGTGTCCTTGTTTTTTTAGACTGGTAACTAAATGAGTTCCTATAAACCCACCTGCGCCGCACACTAATATTTTTGGCATAAATTTTTGATTGTATAAAAAATTTTTTTTAATTTAAGAATAATGTTTTTATGTGCTTATATAGATATTTATTCTTCAGGTTGACCCACTATTACGTTTTCGCTGCCTGTGGCTGGATGACCGCAACCTGCCACATCACCTTCTCTGCACACTGGTATGCCATAAGCAAAAACTTTTTCACTGGCTCCTTCCATTGTAGAACTTCTATGAATTGATCTTCCATGTGATGAAACATTCGCTCCTTTAACTACTATAGGAAAACCGTTTGCAAATACTTTATTTTCTTCTACAGGATTTGAGACAATAGTGCCACCAGCTACATCAATTTCAAGTCTTGATACACCAGTCATAATTAATAACTTTTTGTAATTGCATCTACTTTGGCTTTGAGTTCAGCAAAATTGATGCCTTTTTCTTCAAAAAGTTTTACAATACTAGCATAACCTAACCATTCGTATGGACCAATAATATGAATGCCTGTGGTTTCGGCTTGTTGTTTCAATGTAGCACTTGTTTGTGCAATAATGTCTATTTTTGTATTGAGTTGGGTTAAAAGATTTACCATTTCTGTATTAGCAGTAGCCGATTGTTCTAAAGCCAAAACTATTCTATCTAAATGGGCACTATAATCAAACTCTATATCAGTAGTTGTTACACTTCCTCCTCCAGATTGTTCTACTCCTGGCCCTGTGGCTCCTGGAATAGCTACTGTTTTTTCAGCAGTAAATAAAGTTGCTTGTCCTGGAGCATCACTACTACCTGAATAAAAACCAGAATAAAAATTAATTGTTGGATCAGATATTGTTTGAGAAAAAGATACGCCTCCTATACTTCCATTTATTGATATATTCAATCCATACTGTCTTCCAAAATTTAATGGTACAGAAAAAGTAAAATTAGAACTACCTTGTCGAACAAAAATTTTATTTGGTTGGCCAAACGCTCCATATGACGCTCCGATGAAATTAGGTGAAAAGGGATAGGTAGTAACATATGGTAAACTTATATCAAATAATTGACCTACAGTTTGTTTATAACTAAAACTATTATTAGCTGGAGCATCTAGAACAACTTGAAAATCTTTAAAGTTTGAATCATATGTTATAGATTGTATATTAGCCATATTAATATTTATCCATTAGTTTTTTGTAAAAGTATCCTTTATTTGAGTTAAACTGGAGTCAATAATAGGTGTAATGTTTTCTCTATCTGTTAATTCACTGCTGACTCTGGTTGGATTTAAATTCTCATGCTGTGACCAAGGTTCATGCTGTGGCACTCTTTTCATTATGCTGTTTGTATCACCAACAGAATGTGTGCTGATGGGCGTGGCCAAGTTATTGCTCAAATGTATTAAACCAGCCGAATCCACATGCACGTTCATGCCTGAATATAGATTAAAATTACTGACTGATTCCATATTGATACTCGATTCTGATTTAATATTCACATTGCGACCTGCTTCAATGTTCACATCTCTGTCTGCTTTAAAGTTAAAATCTGTTTCTGTGTGAAAACTGATGCTGTCTTTGGCATACACATCTATTTTGCCATTGGCTGTTAATTCCACCCATGTGGTGCCTTTTGAATTGCCAATATAAATCAAATCTTCTGAATTGTGCAGCAATATTTGATGACCTGTTCTGGTTCTGATACGCACCAGTTCATTGTGAGGTATGGTTTCATCGCCTTCCAACTCAAACAACTCTCTGCTCACATATTCTGAAGGACCTTCAGCTGCAGATGTTTTGCGCAAAAATTTATCGTCACCATCATCCATCACAAAACTGCTGCCGCCCAATCTAGAATAATATCTACCGCCTTTGCCTCGGGCATTGCCCTGTTTGTCCACAGGTCCTGGAGTGCTGATACCAAACACACTGCTGGGCACTTCTCGTCTGGCACTGCTGGTGGTTATTCCTCTGATTTCATCTTCCAATAATCCTTGATTGTTTAGTATGTTCACAAATCGTTGGTTGATGGGTTTTAGATTTCTTGTGCTGTCAGTTAAATTTCTAGTGTTGTCAATTAATTTTTTATTGTATTCTCCCACAGGTAATTTTTTTCCTCGCAATGTTGGATCATCGTTGACATCAGTGAATGAAGTTGCAGCTCTACCATCTGGCAGCATAAAATTTTGATTTTCTGCCTGCACACAACCAAACCAATAGCCCTTGTTGATGTTGCCTTCTACAAATATCACCAACACTTTAACGCCCACATCAGGTGGCACAAACCACATACCATAACTTTGTTGGCTGTCTTGATAGCCACGATTCATTGTGACTCCATCATAGGAAGTGATACCATAGAAAGGACTGCAGTATTTCACATTCACTCTTTGTCCCACTTCAAAAGGATCATTGCCACTCACACTGGCTTTGAGCAGTTCCACTTCCAGCGTGCCGGAATATTTGGTGTCCAGATGACTGGTTACTATGGCTTCATATGGGCCAGGATCTTTGACCATCTGGTCTCTGTTTGAATCTCTTTTTTGTGTACCTCTAAACATTATATTGTTCCTTTATTGTCCTGTACCTACATTTGCTGAATCAGGATTAAATGTGACCCCATCACCAGGTGTAATTGATTTGTTATTTTTTTCTGGTTTTTTCTTAACTTCTTGATTTTGTAATCTTATGCACTGTAATTCTTGTTTGAACACAGCACCTTGAAAAATATTATTGACCATGTTCACTTTATATATACCACTGAATGCAGGCACTGGTATGAATCTTTCTGCTTGCTGAGCAGTGTCTCTAAACATGGTTTCA